ACGCTGTTGAAGCATCGATAAGGTCGGTAAAACCTAGTCTTTGCGAAGCGACTAATACTCTTCTTTGGTTTGCTACTTCGTAGTCAGACTCGATAGTAACACCTCTTAATCTAGGCATTACAAAGTTACGGACATTAACAGCTAGAGCAAAGAATTTGCCCACAGCTGGAGTTGCCCACTCGTCACAGACGATTACTTTTGAGCCAAAGACTTCTCCGATTTCACCAGATAGTTTTGTTGCCATGTTGCCAACTAAGTTAACATCTTGGAACTCTGCATCTGATAATAGGTTGAAGTATTCAGTTGAATTAACGATGTAAATAACATCTTTAGGATTCATACCCCATTTGCCCATATTCTTTCTAGCGTTTAACAACATTGAAGCTGTTAAAGATTCTGAAGCGAATGCAGTAGCGGATTGAGTTTTGTTAGCACCAGCCATTGTGACTAGTCCTTCGAAAGCTGCTCCACCTGTACCATAGACACCATCTGCATGGTTTCCTAATAGTAGTGCGTTTTCAATACCTCTAGCGTGAGATCTAATAATAGACTCTCTAATTAGTGGTAAGATTGGCATAATTGCATCTTCTTCAGTCTCATTACCTAAGTAAGATTGTGAAATAAGTTTCTTAGTAGAAAGTGTTCTTTCTGTCATTGCTAAACCGGCTCCATTAGCTGGATCGTAAGCATCTCCTCTTGGGTCTAAGTTACCATGAGGTGAAGAACCAGAAGCTACTTGGTTAGCTGTAAATTCAGCGTACCCTGCATCTGGCATGATTGGTAGAATCTGAGTAGCTGAACGCATTTGGATTTCTCTAAATAACGGTGCTAACACTAGTTCTAATTGAATATCTCTTTCAATATTTGTTGATACTGTTTGCTCAAAATCTGCTGAAGCAACGTCCACACCTGAGTGTGTATTAACTTTGTTCATTACATTTCTTGCCATATCAGTATTCCAGCCTTTACCAGTAGCAAGTCCCATTACCCAAGCGTCATCAATGTCGCTTTGGAAGGCTTTCTGCCAGTCGCTGTTACCTCTATCAGAAAATTGTCTCTTAGACTCACGCATAGCGGTAATCTCGTCCTTTCTTTCTGTTAGGTCTTTTTGTAGTTCTTTAACAACTGATTCTAAATCACCTTGTCTTTCAGCGACGCGTTTTTCAACGTCGTTCATGAGCTGTTCAGCTCCTGAAATTCCGGCTTTTACAATTGTTTTAACTTTTTCTTGCTCAGCTTCTTTCTCGGCTACTTCGGATACTTCCGTTGCAGTTTTAAGTTCGGCTTCGCTTAACTCTTTAGCTTTTGTTTCTGCTTGTTGCATTGCGATTTTAGCAGCAGTTGATTTTGCCACCTCTTCCGCGAATGCCTTTAAGTCAAACTCAGCATTTGGAGTAGTTTTTTCTGTAGACATATGTCTCTCCTGTTGAGTGGTTTTACCCACGGCTTGTGGCGCATCAATTTCGTCAGCGTTTACTGCTTCCATCTCATGAGCCTGTTTTACGTCAGTTTTAAAGTTAGCTTTCCATTCATCATATTCTGATTGAGAATCGAATGATTTCGCAATCGAGAACATGGCTGCCTGGTTGCAAGGTACGCTTACAACAGACACTTCGAATAGTTCTGCATCCTTTATTTGATATCCGTCGGTTTCCTTCATATAATCAGCGTCCTTGACTCGGAAACCCACGGAAAATGCTCCAAGTACGCCATCTTTGATTAAATCTTTTACTTCGCCTGCTGACTTAGAGATTCTAGCTCCAAGTTCAAGGCCTCTGTCTGTTACTTCTAGTGAAGTAGCACGACCGATTGGTCTGTTATAGTCATGGTTAAAAAGAATTATTGGATTACCTTTAAAGTTCTCCAGTCCACCATTTTTAGTCCATGCGTCGTGGTCAATACTATCACCAGCTCTATCAGAGTGATTAGTGCTAGCATAACCTTTAATGTTTACGCCACCATCATCGTCTTCGCTTAGTGTTTTGAAAGTAGATGACCAATGAAAAATTTTATCTGACATTATTACTTACCTTCTTTCTCAGCTTTTTTAGGAGCTGGCTTTGCTTTTGGTTTTGGTGCTGCTTTAGGAGCTTCCATAACAGTATTATCTACAGTCATTTTTGCTTCTATCATCTGCTTCATTCTTGCCCAAGAGCCAAATGCTCTTTTTGCAACCATAAAACGCATTGGAGCGTCTGTTGCTGCTTTATATTCTTCTATTGAAAGTACCTTGCCTTTAGACATAAAGTAATCCATTAGAGTTTTAAGAATCGCTGGTTTGTTCATTGTTTTCCTCTGTTTCCTCAGGTGGTCGGCCACCTTCCTCCGGGTTAGCTGCGCTACCCGCTATATTTGCTGGGACTCTCAAATCGTCATGTCCATCAATTGATTCCATGTTCATTGCTTCCCTGACTTCGTTAGGTGTCATTATACCTGTATTAACTAATGTTGCGTAATATGCTGCTTGGTCTCTAAGCTCTGGTTGTAAAGCTGGAACGCCATGTACGTCCTCAGTAACTTTAAATCCAAAGTATCTTTCTAGAGAATGATTTATCTTTCTAACGATAGGTAGTATAGTTTCTAAATAATACAATCTATGATTTGGTCTGATATTTGCATTGTTACCACCGTCCATAAGGATCGAAGGTACACCCATAGCTTCTAATATTACTTTTTCATTAGCGGCTATTGACGGTTGGAAGTCTAGTTCCTTGAAGTTTACTTTAGTTAAACTATCTACTTCTAATCCGCCGTCTAGTATTAGTGGTCTTCTACCACCATTTTTTGGATTGTATCTTTGAGCCCATGCTGTTAACATTCTTTCTTTAATTCTGTCAGAAAGTGTGTTAGGACTCTTTAGTACTAATCCTGGAACTGCTCCATTCTTGAAGAAGTTATCCTGAAATTTTCTCATGCTATCTAACAGATACATTGTTCTGTAAGCTGCTTTTAGTCTAGGTACACCCCTATAGATTGAATGAAATGAGTTTTCTTTAATATGTATAATTTCCTTCGGGGTGTAGTCTATATGACCATCATATACATACTTGCTCACATAGGTCTTCATATCAGCTTCTATGGTAACGTTTTGTGCAGGTAAATGATAGAGATGGGCACCGTCATAATAAATGAAGATGTTACCATCTATCAGCAAATCAATAATTAGATTTCTCTTAAAACTATTAATATCCTGAAACGGGTTTGGCTCTTTATTCAGTAGTAAGTCTACCTTTGTTCTACGAATATTTGCCACGATTGGAGTCATGCCTTTTATTTTCTCTCCAATGTCAAACGGTATATCAGCACTGTCATCAACAATCATATTCACAGCACGATTAACTACTTCTAGTTCTTCGTAAGCTGAACGATAATTGTCTTTCTTCTCACGAGTGTCTATTGCTAGACCTTCTTCGTATGCGATGAAAGGCTGAGAACTATTTAGTTTCTCCTCTACATCTCTACCTAAGAATCTGTCATACCATGCCATATTTGTCTCTCTGTATCTCTACCCATCGTTTTTGTTTTATTGCTGTTGTTAATTTTGGTCTCTTGCCATATATACTATGCAGTCTTATGTGATGAGTTTTACATAATGTTGCAGCTTCGTCATATACTTCAGTAAGGTGTTCCTCTATAAACTGTTCTCTAAGATTCATAATTTCATCGGCTGAGGTAATCGTAATTTTGTTACTCTTCATCCAAGTGTATAGTAGCTCAGTCATTCCATAGAAGTGGTGGAAGTCTAAGTTTTCTGTTTCGCCACAAATATAGCACTGGGTCTCTTTTCTATAACCTGATTTGGCTTTATCCCGTACGTACTTGACTAAATCTCTTTTTAAATCCATAAATTCCTATTACTGAAAATTATACCAAAATTTTACCTTTTTGTCAAGAATAATTTTTTGGTAGGTCATATTGTTAAAATGTATTGGCAGATGTCTCAAAGGTATACAGCGCATATCTAAGCGCGTCTGACATATGACTTGCCATATTATGTTTTGGCTTTTCTTTCATCAAGTTAGGGTTTGGATCCCATTGATATTGGTCTAAGGCTGATAGAGAGTTACTACATCTTTGGTCGATGTGTAACATATCATTATCAACTATACCAGCTACTTGTCCTATACCATCGAGTACAGATTTTTTAGCATTAATAGTAGATATATCATAATTTTGCGCAAAGTCATACCTAGTTTGCTGTGCTGCAGAGTCGATGTAGATAAAGTCAATGCTATACTTCTGTACCATTTTGTAGATTTCTGTAGCATGCTGTTCAGTAGTTCTTTCAGCGTCCATATATTCATCTATGAGGTAGTATTTTTTAGCGTCCCAATCATAAGCTATCACACAGAAAGCCGTTGGATCTTTATACCCCACGTCAAGTCCTGCAAATACATCCATGTTGCTAGTATCAAGTTGTTCGTAGTCTCCTACTTGAGTTTCAAAGTTGAAGCTCCATACCTGACCCTCATAAGTATTAAAATCAGCTAAGTACTCCTGCGAAAATTCTGCCGCAGACATAGCTTTTTTTGCTTCTATGATATCTTGTTCACTGATTCTTGGATTTTCGTGGTATGTGGCTTTGATAGACGCCCAGTCTTGAAATTCACTACTAAAGCCTCTATTCCAAAACTCAGCAAACCAGTTATTTCGTCCCCTTGGAGTTGAAATAAATACTGCTTTGCTGTTTGCTTTGTCAAGTGTAGGTCTTAGTGCTACGTTGAAGGCATCTCGTCCATCAGCCAGGGCGGCTTCGTCAAAGATGATTAAATCATAAGATCTACCCACCGTAGAGTCTACCTGATTTACTGAACCCATTCTTATAGTAGAACCATTAGATAGTTCTATAACTTTATCTTTCGCATTATCTTTAGTAACTTCCAAATCAAAGTGTTTTATTAAACCTC